GGTGGCGGACGCCCGTCCCTTTCCTAGCTCCAGAGTATTATTAACGTTTTCCATTCTATTCAATGGCTTAGGGGCCGATACATGAGTGGGACAGCTCCGGACAAGGCGACGCCAGCTCCCAGCGTCGTCACCTATCCTCTCGGCACCATGGCGAAAGCCCTGTTGATGACTGAGAGAAATCTAAACCTCCTCGTCCAGCGCGGCATCATTCCGAGGGCTGAAAGAGGGCGTTACGAGCTGATTCCATGCCTGCATGCGTACATCAGGTATATCCGCGACAGGGGCGGCTTGAATGGCGACGCGGGTGGAAGGGCCGACGACGCCACTTCGCCGAAGGGCCGCATCATTACCGCCCGCGCCAAGCTGGTCGAGACTGAGGCCGCTCTCATGACCCGCGAAGTGTTCCGCTCCGCGCATGTCGTCGGCGCCTGGGTGGCAATCCTCGACGCCGTGCGCACCCGATTGCGCGCGATCCCCTCATCCGTCGCGCCGCTTTGGGCCTCCGCCATGACGGCGACCGAGGCCCAGGCTGCGGTTGCAAGGTCAATCAATGACGTCCTCTCCGAACTCTCAAGAGTCCCCGTCTACTCAACCCAAGAGGATACCGCCGATCCGAATTCGAGGCCCGGCGGAGCTGGCGGAGGCGGTGAGGACGGCGATGCAGGCGCTGGCGCCGCCGCCGACGCTGACGGTGAGCCAGTGGGCTGACGAATACCGCTACCTCTCGCCGGTCGCCTCGGCCGAGCCGGGCAAGTGGAGCACCGCGAGGGCGGAATACCAGCGCGAAATCATGGACGCGATTTGCGATCCGGCCGTCGAGCGCGTCATCGGCATGCTCTCAAGTCAGGTGGGCAAGACTGAAGTGTGCCTCAATATCGTCGGCTACTTCATCGACCAAGACCCGACCTCGATCCTTGTCCTAATGCCGACGCTGAGCACCGCGGAGAGCTGGTCGCAAGACCGCCTTGCGCCAATGTTGCGCGACACGCCTTGCCTCGCGCGATCGGTCAATGACCCGCGCACGCGCTTCAGCGGAAACACAATGCTGCACAAGAGTTTTGCGGACGGGCGCGGACAGATATCGCTTGCCGGCGCCAACTCGGCCGCCTCGCTCAGCATGAAGCCGATCCGGATTCTCCTTTGCGACGAGGTTGACCGCTATCCGCCCAGCGCCGGCACGGAAGGCGCGCCCATTTCGCTGGCGACGAAGCGAACCGCGACATTTTGGAACCGCAAAGTTGTTGAGGTCAGCTCTCCGACGAATGCCGGGACAAGCCGGATCGCCGAGAGCTACGAGGAGAGCGACCAGCGCCGCCATTGGGTGCCATGCCCGCATTGCGGCGAGTGTCAGGTGCTCCAATTCTCTCAAGTCAAGTGGGACGACAGCCTTCAAACAATCCAAGAGAAAGCGAAAACAGCGCACTACCACTGCGTTGGATGCGACATGCCTTGGTCGGATCAGGAACGCATGGCGGCGGTGTCGCAAGGAGAGTGGCGGGCCGGCAAATCATTCAACGGCACCGCCGGCTTCTGGTTGAACGAGCTGTCGAGCCCTTGGCGCACCGCGGCTCAGACCGTTTCGGATTTCTTGCACGCCAAGAATGACCCCGAGAAGCTGAAAGCGTTCGTCAATACCAGCCTCGCCCAGACCTGGGAGGTAGAGGGCGAGGTTCCAGATTGGGAACGGCTGGTCGAGCGCCGGGAGGGCTTCCCTATGGGGGTCGTGCCGCATGGCGCGCTGGTCCTGACCTGCGGCATCGACAACCAAGACAACAGGCTCGAGGCTTATGTCTGGGCCTGGGCGCCGGGCCTGGAGTCATGGCTCATCGACCACCGGGTGATTGTCGGAAGCCCGGCCGCTGAAGAAACCTGGGTCGAGCTGAGCGCATTCCTTGCGACCGAATATCCGCACGCTGACGGCGGCCGACCCTTGCGCATTCACCAGATCGGCCTCGATGTCATGGGACACCACACCGCGACAATCTACGGGCACATTCGCCGGCTGCATGACCCGCGCTTGCTCGGCCTCCGCGGTGTCGATGGTCGCAACCGACCCTCGCCGGTTACAGGTCCTTCCCTCATAGATATGACTTTCAACGGGCAGAAGCTGAAGGGAGGTATGAAGCTCTGGACGGTGAGCGTGTCGGTTTTCAAGAGCGACCTTTATTCGAGACTGTGGCTCACCCGTGGCGATGGTACTGGCTTTCCGCCCGGTTGGGTGCATCTATCGGAGTCGCTCGAATCCGAACCAATCAAGCAGCTCGTCGGCGAAAAATTGGTGAAGATCAAGACCTCAAAAGGGTTCATTAGAAGTGAATGGCAGAAATTGCGTGACCGCAATGAGGCGCTTGACTGCGCGGTCTATGCGCGGGCCGCTCTGTCGGTGCTCGGCTACGACCGCAAGGGAGTTCGTTTCTGGCATACCTTCCGCCGCAACCCGGCGGAAACGCTCGAAGGCGACCCGCTGGCCGCGCTCTCGATCGAGCCGGAAATTGCGGCCGCTGCTCTCGCTCCTCCGCCGCGGCCGGTCCGTCGCGTCGGTCGTTCCGACTACCTCAATCGGTTAGGACGCTAGTTTGGCTTTCACTTTGGCACAACTTGAAGCGTTGAAGACCGCGATTGCCTCGGCCGGAAACGCCGCGGACGTAAGCTATTCAGACGGCGCAAGAATCCGATACCTCACTCCGGACGAGGCTTCACGATTGCTTGAGCTGATGACCGCTGACGTGCGCGCCTCCGCCGCAATGGCGGCCGACCCAACCGCTCATCCTGTCCGCGCGTTCCGCAGCGCGCTTCGGTCGGGCTATTGATGACGGGCGGATCTCCTCCGCCGCCCGGCCTCAGCAAGCCGCGCATTCGCGTGCGGGCCGGCTCAGCTCCGCGCCTGGACAGCGGCGCCGCGGCGCTCATTGGCGCGCCCTCAGCCGCGCCCCTGACGCCTGCGCACTATGCCGCACGCGTCGGCCGCCGCCTGTCGAGCTGGCGGCCTCCCTCCTCCGGCCCCAACTCAATCGTTGCCGCCAGCGGCCCCGAACTCCTCCGGCGCTCCCGCGACCTCCGGCGGAACAACCCGCACGCCGCGCGCGCCATGTCGTTGTTGACCACCCACATTGTCGGTATGGGGATCAAGCCGCGGTCCTTGTGCAAGCATGCCGGGACGCGCGACGCCCTCACCGAGCTTTGGGCCGATTGGTGCGCCCTCGCGGACGCCGACTCATCGCTCGATTTCTACGGGCTTCAGGCCCTCGCTGTCGCGGAGCTTGTCGAGGCCGGCGAGAGCTTCGCGCGCCTCCGGCCGCGGCGCCTATCGGACGGGCTTCCGGTGCCCTTGCAGGTCCAGCTCATCCCGACCGAGCAGCTCCCGCTTGACTACACGCTTCCGAACGGCCCGACGACAATCACCCAGGCGATCGAGCGCAACCCCATTGGCGCGCGCATAGCATTCTGGGTCTATCCGGAGCACCCCGGCGACCGCACCTTTGCAATGGGCTCGCTGTCTGGGCTTACCCCTGTCCGGATCAGCGCGAACGACATTTGCCACCTGTTCGACGCCGGGCGGATAGGCCAGCAGCGCGGCTTGCCCTGGCTCAGCTCGACCATGACGACGTTGCATCAGCTCTGGCAGTACACCGACGCCGAGCTGCTCCGCAAGCAACTGACCACGGCAATCGTCGGGTTCGTCCGCAAGCCGGTGGCCGAGGATGTCATGCCCGCGAGCCTCGAAGCCCAGTTCGGGACCGTCGAAAGCTCCGAGGAGGGAAAGCCCGCCGACGTGACGCAGGAGCCGGGCACCATGCAATATCTTGAAGCCGGTCAGGAGGTCGTTTTCAACAACCCGCCCGACGTCGGCAACAATTTCGACGCCTTCCTTGCCGCCACCTTTCGATCTGTCGCGGCCGGAGCTGGCGTGCTGTACGAAGACCTCTCCGGCGACTGGCGGAGCATGAACGACCGCACCTATCGCGCCGCCTTCAATACGTTCAAGCGACAGGTCCGCATGTGGCAATGGAACCTCGTTTGCCAGCAATTCAATATTCCGATTTGGAACAGGTTTATAGACTTCGCTGTTGCCAGCGGAGCCCTTCGCCAACCCAAATCGGTGGATGACGCGGACATTCGGCGCGTGGAATGGCGGCCGGAACGGTGGGACTACATTCAACCCGTGCAAGACCTCGAAGCGACCGCGCTTGCGATCGGCCTCGGCCTTACCTCGCGCTCCGGCGAAATCAGCGAGCGCGGAGACGACCCGGAAGTGGTCGACGCCCAGATTGCCGCCGACCGGGAGCGTGAGGACGCCCTCGGCCTCGAATTCCCAGCGGGCACCGCAAAGGCGCTTGCCCAGCCTCCGCCGCCGGCCGCCGCGGCGCCGACCGCCACGCCACCCGAGGCCGTGGCCGAGGCCGAGAGCGAAAGCCCAGGCGGCCCGTCGCCAGCTCAGGAGGGCGCGCAATGATAAAGCACCCACGCTTCACCCGGCGCCTGATGGGAACTCCGCACCTTATCGCGCCGCCGGCGGCCCGCGCCGTCCTCGGGTATCTCCTGCCTGGCGCCCGGCTCACCGGCGGCATGCCGGCCGCATGGGACGACGAGCCCATGAACATGCCAGACCCGCGCTCGTTCCAATTGATCGGCTCGTGCGCGGTCATACCGATAGTGGGTGAGCTTGTGCACCGCGGCGGGAGCATGGACGCAATGAGCGGCGTCACCAGCTATCAGGCCCTCGCCGACATGACCGCCGACGCGCTGGACGATACGACGGTGAGTTCGATTTGCTTTGATATTGACAGCGGCGGCGGAGAGGGGCCGGGGTGCCTCGATTTCGCGAGCTGGCTCGCCAGCAAGCGCGGCAAGAAACCCATGTGCGCCTGCATCAACCAAGTCGCATGCTCGGCCGCTTATGCCATTGCCTCGGCCGCTGACCATATCTGTATCGGAGAGGACGGGCTTGCCGGCTCGATCGGGGTTCTGGCCTTTCACACCGACCTGTCCGCCGCGATGGGTCAGGCGGGCATTGCCATCGAGTTCGTGTTTGCCGGAGAGCGCAAGATTGACGGCAATCCGGCGCAACCGCTCTCCGATCCGGCCCGCACGTCATTGCAAGATATGGTCGATGCAATGTACGCCCGCTTCTGCGCGGTCGTGGCCGACAACCGCGGCATGACTCCGGAGGCTGTCGCGGGCACCGAAGCGGCGTGCTTCCGAGGCCGCGCGGCGGTCACGGCCGGCCTCGCGGACTCTGTCGCAACATTGGAGGACTCCGTCATGTCGATGAATTCGAGGGCCGCCGCGCCCGGCTCAAGAATGCGCGCCAGCGCGGCGAAGCTCGGCCCCGGCCCGACAGGCATGGACGCCGCGCCCGCGCCGCCAGCGACGCCCCTGGACGCCGTGCTGGGGGCGGAAACGATTGCCGGCCCGGCGCCGGCTTACCCCGATTGCCCGACGCCCTCCGATTGCCAGTGCGCGGCCGATGGCGAGGCGCCGCCGGGCGAAGCGTGCCCGCATGCAAAACCCAAGCAAGCCGCGTCGGTGTCCGCCGCGGCGCCGGAGGCCCTTGCCGACGCTTGCGCAATGGCGGGCCTCCCGGAGCTGACCGCGCCGCTCCTCCGCGCCCGCGCCAGCATGCCGGAGGTACAGGCCCGCATTGCCGACGCCTCGGCAATCATCGAAGCGGCCCGCCGGAGCGGTCAGCCGGGAATGGCGCGCGCCCTGGTGCAGTCCGGGGTTTGCCTGGAACACGCCCGCGACTTGCTATTTGCGGCGCGGAGCGAAGGTGCCGACGCCACGCGGATCAATACCGCGAGGGCGGCCGAGGGCGGAGCGCCACCCCCGCCAGACGTTGCGACAATCTACCAAACCTACAACAGCCGCGGCGCGCGGAGGAGCTGACAGATGGTAACTCAGGTTTTGAACGAGCCGCTTCGCACCGCGGAATTTCTGGTGTCCGAAGCGAACGGGAGTCAGTCCCGCGAGGTCGGGGTAATGCAAGGCGGCGTCGCTGTCCCGGCCGGGACCGTGCTCGGCAAGATCACCGCGACCGGGGTGTTCGTTCCCCTCGCTCCGGCCGCGGCTGACGGCACCCAGAATGCCGCGGGCGTCCTCTACCAGAGCGTGGCGGCGACGGAGCTTGCAGTCGCGCGCACCTATATCGCGCGCTGGGCTGAAGTGAATGGCAATGTCATTACGTGGCCCAGCGGGATCACCGGGCCGCAGAAGACGACGGCACTCGGGCAATTGACGACCCTCGGCATCCTAGTGCGGTCGTAGGAGAACAGTCATGGTCGTTCAGATTCTCGACGTATTCAATTCCGACTCCTTCAGCAACATTTCGCTCACCAGCTTTGTCAACCGCACGCCGCCGTACTTGCCTGGGTTCCTCTCCTCGCTCCCGCTGTTCAGTGCTGAAGGTATCTACACCCTTGACGTGGCGTTCGATGAATCGGCCGGCGCTCTCCGCCTGCTGAGCACGACGCCACGAGGCGGGCCGCCTTCCCAGGCGGCTCACTTAAAGGGCGCGACCCGGCCGCTCCG